ATGGGTTCCTTCAAAGTCAACACTTCTTTCTTCAGGTTCTCAGCTTCAATCAGCTTTGCACGCAGTAGATCCGAATCAGGTTTGTACCGTTGCGCTTCTTCATGCAACCTGAAGTTCTCACGCTCAAGCTTCTGAATCAGCGACTCTTTAGCCTTCAGAACGTACTCGTGCACACCCTTCTTGGCATCAAACTCAATCTGGACATGCTGTAGCCTCGATTTGATCAATGAGCGGTCTATAAGCCATCCTAGAGCGATTACGCCACCGATTATCTCAGGAATCATAGTTACCTCGCCCAACTGCTACGTCTCTGATGCTTCCTATTCGCCTTTGCATCGAATGCTATACGCCTCATCACATTGTCATGCATCGATGATTCAGGATGTGCATTCCATAGCTCAACAGCTTGAATCGCCAATGGCTTGTCTGCAGGCTTCCCAAAGATATGATAAATGCCATACCCGGCACCCTGCAATGGATCATCGCCGATATACTGCGCAATGTGCTCGGGCCGCTTCTCATCACGTGGTGCAGTCCCTAAGCATTGAATCAGATCAGGACAATTAGCCGACACAATCCAGTTCGGCACCATATGAGGCTGTCCATCGCGCTCACCTGAAGGTATGGTCCGTCGAAGCATGTTGTACATCTGCTGTTCACGGCCAAGCTTGTCTTTACCTGCACTTACAGGAGATGGAATCCCATATGGCTTGAGTATCTGAGACATACGAGCAGCCACTGGAGTAGCATTCATGCCCATAGTAGCTGTCTCCTTACTCGCAAATGCATCATGCGAGAACGGGAATGCCAGGAACTTGGGCATCTTGCCATCCTCGTCGACAGACTCACGAATGATCGCCTCAGCCAACATCTCAGCGTCATGCTTATCGACAACCAACTCCTTGTAAGTCCTAAGCACTCCGAAGTCGTCCATATAATGCCAGTAAATCGCAGACTTGTGAGCGAATCCCCAATCACCACTAATCCATCGCCTATGCCAGTACTTCGGCTGACATTCACTCGGATCACACACATTCACCGCTGAATCGAATGCACCAACGAAGTAACCACCCACCACATCCCATGAACCATTCATCATGGCCTCACGGATAGCCTGAGGCAGACTCATCAGACTCGCAATGAATGTAGGATTGTTGGCATAGATGGGGTTATCGAGATAGGTACATGGGAAATACCCGTAATCATTGGGGTTGTACATAGCCTTCTGCGCGTCGTCCATCTCGACATAAGGCTTCTTATCAACGAACAGTGCACGAACCCAAGGAGAGCCTATTCCTATCGGATTACCAGCACCATCCTTCGTGCTATTGTCGCTGACCGGGCAACGATTCCAAGGTGAAATTGCATTCCACTGCTTGAACGTGAACTCGCACATCTCATCGAAGAAGATCTTGTACCACTGACCTTGCATATACGCATCTGACTCATACTGCATCGATGCGAACTTGGTTGTAGCTCCATTGTGCCAAGTCACAACCTTCTTTGTTTCGTTGAACTTAGCATACAACTCACGCGGTATCAGCTCCATAAAGCGCTTGATGACCGTATCTTCGAGCTTAGGATTCGTTCTACGCACGAACAATGTTGTTACATGAGGCGCATCATCGATGTTGAACTCATTGCACGCCATCATATGCTCAACGATGCCACAAGCAGTCTTGCCAGGACCTGCAGCACCACCTAAGAAGTTGTATGTCTTGGTTGATGCATGGAATAAAGCCTGTTTTTCGTAGGGTTTATAGCGCTTATTGAAGTCTATCTGGAACCTATCGAGTCCTGACGTCATCGCGCAACCGTCACAACGCCTGTACCGGGATCAGTGGCGAAGTTGAGCCTTAGAAGTGGCCCAGATAGCTGGATATACAACATCGTTCCAGCCGTAACCACGGTCCCATTGAATGATGTATATGCTGAATCCTGATCGATTGGAGCAACCTGTACATTCGCGTCGACAGCCGAAGCATTGAATATGCCAATGAATGGTCGCTGTGCAGCATCTCTACCAATCGCAACAGCCTGTGTATTGAGGCTTGCGAGACTAGAGTTGCTCAGTATCTGCTGTTCGCCAACCCCTAAATTAGTGGTCAATCTCGGGCTGTAATCCGCCATTAGCGCACCACAGTAAACGTTGTTGCTCCTGGATCTGACGGGAACGATACGCGAAGGAATGGGCCAATTGTGGTGAAGTAGAGCGCATTCCCTGCAGCTACAGTCGTGCAAGCCACGTAGGCAGCATCTACATCAACCGGTGCAGCCTGAATCGTAGCCAATAGTGCTGTGTTGTTGAAGAAGGCCACAATCGGCGTCTGTGCGCCATCACGGCCGACTGCAATCGCCTGTGTTGAGAATGGTGTCGTAAGTGTTGCATTCGTAAGCACTTGCGACTCGCCAACACCAAGATTCGTTGTGAGCTGTGGATTATAGTTTGCCATTATGCTGCCGCCTCTAGATCAGGATTGTACTTGAACATCGAAACCTGCACCTCAGATATGAACTTAGCGAGAGACTCTTTCGTCATCTTGCTGCGATGGAATACAGCAGAAGTCTTGTATCTACCCACTATCTCAATAGAGCATAAATCGCTATCTTCTCTATATGGAGTGCTGCAATTATGCACATTCCAATCATTATCATGGAATTGATTGACCAAACGACCTTGAGCAACTTCACGGACATCTTGAATTGTCATTTTTCCCTTTCAGGTCGAGGAATGCTATGAACCAACTGTACACCAACGCTGCCAGTGTGCTCTTGCTGGATCTTGTCGCCAAATCTACGAGATGCACGCTTGCTTGCTTCCCATTGACGAGCGAAAATCCTTAGTTTTGCTACATTTACATCTTCTGGGGTAGCTAAATCCGCTATTTGCTTGCATTCATCGATTGAGTAATCCTGTCCTATATCACGCGCACGCGCAATACGTGATGCAAGTTCTTCATCATTCGCTTGCCATCTTGAGATTGTTGCTCTATCTGGCATGTGTGGATCTTGGCAGATTTCAACTAGATTTGATCCGATTGAGAGTCTTTCGCAGATTTCGTCTACGATTGCATCTGTTCGTATCGAATTGGCTGCGATTTGCATTGATTTGAGTATATCAAAGGCGAATTTGTACTTTGTCTGTCCTCAAGCCCGGCGTAAAGTCAAGCCTATCACATGCGTCAAGTTAAATAGAAAAGGCCTCCGAAGTGGAAGCCAGATCTATTGATTCTAGTTGATTTAGCTCAACTGTGTGATTACAAATGAATTGACTCCAGTCGCAGCCAAAAACGGCACAGCAACCGCACCATTGACCACAGTCCCATCTGCCAATGTAGCCGTAATGTTCAGAAGGAACGTTGTACCCACAAGCGTGGTTGGTGCTGTAGTCGGTACTGTGACAGTTGCGGTAGTTCCATCCGCAGATGCCACCACGGGCGCGTTTACGGTGTCGGATGATGTCCAGGTTGGTGTAATGCCCGTGGGCAGCGTAATGGGGTTTCCTGAAGGATCTGTGTATGTTTCCTGAAAGGTGCCGGTTGCACCAATCTTTACTCCTACAACGGGCTGTTGAGTAGCCATATCGTCTCCAATCTGCGTGATGATGAAATGTGGGGGATTGAGTACACGGAGAATCTGCTTCAGAACGTAGAGTTGTTGCTCAAGCAGATGCTCAATGCGGTCATGGTGATGTGCGGAAAATATCCACATGCTGTGTTTGGATGCAGTCTGGAGAAAAAGGATTACTTCTCCAGTTTCTTCAGCAGATCGGCAAGTATTCGATCAGATGTTGATTCGAGCTTGGAATATTCTCGCTCTTTCGCTTCATAGCGTCGTTCTTCACGTGATCTTGGAGGCTTTATGGCAAGTGGCTTGAACTTATTCTTAGTCACAATCAAACCATCCTTCCGGGGCAATAAACTCAGCGAGTTTTCCACGTAAATACCAGATTCTATTCATAATCTTCCATGAAATCTTCTTACGCTTGATAGCTTCTAATCGATCTCTTTCTTCGTTTATTTCCCTCCGTTTTTCATAAGAAAGACTCCAGTACCACGTTAGGTACTCTCCAGCATTGCATGGAATTCCAGGAGTTATGTATTTCCTGGGGTGTTTTGATCGATCAATCATTGTCAGACTCCATAAAGAGAGGATCATAATTGGTCCCTAATACGGCATCTAAATCCCTCTTCGTTGCTTTAGCCGTAGGAAATCTACCCACAAACCTTCCGGGGAATCTAGAGCGAGACATGCCAGCAATCGGTGAATTGATATTTACTTCATGCTTTATGAGCTCCTTTGGCCCAAACCAATCAGGAGGAGGTAGATGTCTCGGCACATTCGTATCCGCCCAAAAGTATTTAATTTTGCCCACAAATCGGCCCTTAGCGTCCCGTCTCTGCTTTTTGGGCCTGCCATGCATATCCCCAATCACGAAGCCCAGGAGGGCGAACGCTGAGGCTCCTAGTGCTAAATAGATGATTGTTTCCATAATCCCCTCGATTCCCATTATTTCCCTCCAAACAGAGCGCACTTGTAATCTCTTCCTAAACTCGAAAACTCCCCGAAATTCAAATAAGCGATCAATATGTAGACTTGAGCAGCATCCTCTTTGGAGGAAAACACTCCTTGATGCTTAGATGTTCTTCCTGTAATTTGTTGAGCCACACACCATTTACCTTTATCTCGATTATGGGGATAAACTCCCCTATATCCACTTGTATTATCTGAACGGAGCTTACTATTGCCGCTATTCTGATGGGGAGTAGCTATGCGCAAATTTGATCTTCGATTATCTAAAGTATTTCCGTTTATATGATCTCCATTCCTTTTATCTCCATATTCCAAACCTAAAAGGCGACGGTGCATTGAAATTGATCCAACCTTTCTTTCTGTATTAGGTCTATGGACATAAAAGCTCTTTGTATTCTTGCACCAAGCTGCGTACCAATTAGTTTTATTGAGTTCTTCGTAATCCGAAGCATCGACAATTGCAAATTGGCCCCTAGTTAATGGGATATATCTTATATTTTTATCGTCCGGTTGAGATATCAATGCTCTGATAAGCCTATATTTAGCCATTACTTATCACCAAGCAGGATGACACATATTCCAACGTTGAGTACGCAGGCGCCCCAAGTTATAAGCAGGATCAGCAGCCCTTCTTTGACTTTAGGCCCCATTAGACACACTCTTTCTTAAATGCCAGCTTAATTGAGAGTTTAGTTGCTGCGGCTTTAGACACCTTTACGCCAAACTTCTTGGAATAAGCAGTAGCCAGTGCATAAAGCATCCCGTCCTCTTCTTCCGTCAATTCGATGTGATACTTGATAGTCTTTTCCATATATAGAATGTACCCGACAAAATATATGGCGTCAACCCTAAAATAACTCTTGACGTATTTCTGAATAGAGCGCATAGTTATCGTGTTGGTGAATGGAGCTGCACAAATGATCACCGCAATCCTACTAACCGCATTCCTATCCCAAGACAAGATCGTATGGAACATCTATGACGAAGGCCATGGTGAGACGAATGCAATCTGCCAGTACATGCCCAGCACGGAAGACGTAGTGTGTTACGCGAATAGAAACCTCGCAGATTCTGAGTATTCCGAAGTGTTCCAGTACGCGCTGTCTCAATATGAAATGAGGTCAATATGAAGCTGTCTGACTCGATCCTGCTTGGTTCATCGATGTTCCAAGCCAATGACGGTACCCAATGGGTAAGCGACAAGGGAGGCACTGGGTGCGCTCTTGGACGTGCTTACCTAGCAGCTGGCGGCGAAGTGTTCTCCGATCGTACCGTCTGCGCCAATGACATAGCCTCTATCTGGCCCTGGCTAGCTGAAGGAGACATCATGTACGACATCTCGGACATGTTCAATGAAGTCGTCGACGGCCACCTAACGATGGATGAACTTGTTGACTTCGTAGCTTCACGTGAGCCTGCTGCATTGGAAGCAACCATTGAATCTCCGTGGCAAAAGATGGTGAGAGGAGCTTAGTCATGACCACATATGATATCTACGAACAAATGGTCTGTATCTTAGTTCGTTCTTTATATGATCTGTCCACCGCACGCCAAAAAGCTTTCAGACTTATCTGTTCTCAGAAAGTAGTGATACTTCCATGACAGTGAATCAATTGAAGCCTCATATCTGCATTGGTTTTTCCCGTCTACCGGAGAAATCCTACTTACACCTGAATGACATATACGAAGTGGACGAAATAACACGCAATGAAGTCCGTCTTCATTTAGTCAACACAGGTGAATCCATTCGGCAGTCGCTCTGCCACTTACGCAGCTCTCACATGTATCTAGCATAGGCATCGATATGACAAAGAAACAGTGGTTCGCTAAATTCGCACTAATATTGGCAGAACATCATAAGCGCCATTGTGATGGAGCCGAATGCAATATATCTCTAGGACAAATCAAAGAAATGGCTATGGCTGCGGGTGCCAAGTTTACAAAAGAAGAGAGCGAACAATTTGTATGACAGATATCGCTTTCTACATCCTGTCCTTGGCTATCGTTGCATTCTTCGCCATATTTATCGTACTTACAGTGAAGGCTGCAGTGATCACGATTGTCCACCTGTTCTCTAACTCAGATGATCATCATAAGAACGTCTTTACGGAGTGGAAATGAGGGTACGAGAACATCGTAAGGTATATCGGACATGGGCCAATATGAAGCAAAGATGCTACAACCCCAAAAATCCTATGTATTACCTATATGGAAAAGTAGGCATAACAGTTTGTGATGAATGGCTATCTAATTGGCGAATATTTGCAAATTGGTCATATGAAAATGGATATTCTGATGGACTCACCTTAGATCGCATAAATGGGCGTTTGAATTATTCCCCAGAAAATTGCAGATGGACTACGACGGAAGTCCAATCTAGAAATAAGAAAAGTAATATATGGATCACTGCATTCGGAGAGACTAAGTGCTGTACTGATTGGATAAATGATGGACGATGCTCTATTAGCATTAGATGTCTAAAATTGAGAATAGGCCTTGGCTGGGAAATCGAAAGAGCCATAACACTTCCAAGACTCAACGGAAATCAATGGAGCCGAAAATGCGTAAACCTTTAGTTTTAGCCACTGGTGGACTAGCAGCAGAGAAACTGAGAAGCATCCACCTATATCTACTCGGCAAGCCTGGATGCCATATTGTCCGTACATTACGGGCTGAGACATTAGATGAATTCGGCATGGCAGAAGCTGCCGAGTCTGTCCGAAACATGGAGGCATGATGATGAAGTTCATGATTCGCTTCGGCCTTGGTTTCACCGGCCATTACTACGACAAAGCACGTGATTGCGCCCCTTTAATCTTCATCGCCTGCGTCGTCCTCATCCTCTTCATCGGTGCGGCCGCAATTGGCCTTGCATCGGCGGGAACAACCGAAGCTATACAGCATGTGAGCAGGTACTAAATGGATATCGAGACGGTAATAGCAATCGCCAAGACGTTGACTCTTATAACTCCAAACGTCAGAAAGGATAAACATTACCTAACGTATAGCCTCTATCGATGTTCTTGCGGAAAAGAAAAAGTTATGAGAGATAGCCCAATAAAACTCGGGTCCACAAAAAGCTGCGGTTGCTTGAACGATGAACTGAATATTGAAAAAGGTAAGGTTCTCAACGCTAAATATTCGCACCTAAATAAAACTCATGGGATGATCCATTCGCGTGAATATAGGAGCTGGGGCGCTATGATGAACCGATGCAACAATCCTAACGCGGAGAAGTATCATCGCTATGGAGCTAGAGGTATCTCGGTATGTCCTCAATGGCATTCATTTGAACAATTCTATTCTGATATGGGTAATCGACCAATGGGGAAAACTTTAGACAGAATAAACAACGACGGCAATTATGAACCGAATAATTGCAAATGGTCTACTCCAAAGGAACAATCGAATAACCGGAGCAATACAAAATCAGCAGGCTGGAAAGATCCCAAAGAAAAACGAGTAGAAGAGCAAGATTTATGGACTAATTTGTAGTCTGGAAAGAGTGATTATGATTTCATATTGTCGACACTGCGGCCGATTCTGCGAGACATCCAATAGCGTTCTCTCTATGGGGAACGACTATTGGGTGCACATCGGATCAGGTGTCGCTATGTGTGCATGGCCGATCGAGCTGCGTGCCGATCAGGATACCTTCGCTGCACCAATATCGCAGCCTCTATTCAGCCCGATTGATGGTGCGCCGCTGATATGGCTCGGCAATTAGCATAGAATAGATCTACGAACCAACCATGATGTTGTGATTCGTTACAGCCGCCCCGATGTTTAGGGCGGCCAGCTTATGCATCTCTCTCTCGCCCTATGATGTACCGCTTTGCTGACCCCCAAGCCATACCACTCGTCCTCTTCATAATCCCAAGGGTTATCCCCATCGACCTGCTACGAACCTCGTAGAAGTCAAGGTGGCGATAAATCTTCACTATCTCAGCATCCGGATAGCGCATCGTTACGAACCGTTCATCTTTCATACGATCAGTAGTCCTCATGTTATCGGCAGTCAGTTCGAAATGATCAGGGTAACGGCGCAAGAACCCCAGTTCTTCTAAGTCGGAGAATAGCCACCTCAGTTCTTTGGCCTTGAAGTAGGGAAGCCAGTTATGGGGATAGATCTTCTTATCGCAAGATGGATTAGCTATCAGCATCGAGAGAAGCTTTGCGCGGCTCATAGGGATGCCTTCACGAAACTAGCCCATTCCTTGTTGGTTCGTACAGAATCCCATAAAGGCTCCATCTCACGGCAATAGCGGCAGAAATCCGTATATCGAACTCCATGCGCTTGATTGCTGAACTCATCAGTCTGACGTATCGGTGTCATAGCCCATACCTCTCTTCTTCGAGCTGTCTTTGCAGATTCTCTTTCCACTTATCCTGCTTGACTACTACTACACGCTCAACAACCTTTGGCAGTGCGGTGCGCCTAACTTCCTGCAATCGCTTCAGTTCAGATTTAGTCATGTAAATGCTCCATTTCGTTGACTGTTTCCTCAATTGCTTTCAGCGCATACGATTCCCGCCATGCATTCAGGCTAAGGCAAAGGTTCTCTGCCGAGTCGAGATCTGTACGTCCAAATGACCGAATGATCAATGGATTCTGCGTTCCACCTGACGATTCAATACAGACTCGCTTACCCAATTCCGTTTCTACAACATATGCTTTACCTTGCAGCTTCATCCGATTTCTCCTTTTCGATCTTCTCTCTAAGATTCTTCAGCCATCGCGCCTGCTTGACTTCTATTGGCTCGAGATATTCAGGGCTGATTGGTTTTAGCCACCACGGAGTTTTCTCCATGTCTCGCCTCCGCATAATCTTTTTCAACCGCCGCATGTAGGCGACGTAATTCCCGTTGCAGATACGCCTCTGTAATCGTTTCTGCGATGAACCATATGCCATCATCCTCAGCTTGTTCGTTTACTATCTCGATTGCGGTCATGTTTCCTCCTTTTGAACTCGTCGGGCCGTGGTGCTATTGAACACCAGCGCTTCTCATCTTGCGATCAAACACTGATACTGGTTTACGAAAATCTGTGGTTTGCTGTACTAATTTAGTCGACTCCGGACCGTCAACTATCTTGAAAGAGATAGGATCTACCGTAGTTTCCTTGCTCTCGAAATCTATACGGCGTATCCAATCTGATTTTTCATCATCTGGGTTAGTGGTGGTTATAGCCAATCCCCATTCCATCCAGCCATGCAACGATCCAGCACCACGCAAACGATTGAATACATTTGTGTTTCCTGTGTCCTTGTTGATGTGGTGAATGAGTGCAACCTGGCATCCTACCACCGCACCGAACTCAGAGAGACGTGCAGTGACCGATGCCATCTGCGTATTGTCGTTCTCATCGAGAGTATGTATGCGGTTGAATACATCGAAGAAGACTATCTCGCATTTACGATCACGGAAATCCCTAGTCAGCGTCTCGAAGTCATGGTCGTTGCGAATATCGAAAGTCTTTGTCTGCTCCCGGCTATTCACCCAAAGACGATCCTTTAGATAGGTAGTATTGAATCCATTTCCCTTGAGCAATCTCTGAATACGCTTCTTGGTGAGACCGGGAGCATCTTCCCTAGTAATCAAGCCAACACGAATGGGGTCTTTGATCTCGCAACCATGCCATGGTGCTCCAGCGATAAGGTGAATGATCATGTCCACGGTAGCAAGGCTCTTTCCTGCCTTCGGATCTCCCATGATTATGCCATTACCTTCCTTCTGGATAACACCTTCAATCAACCAATTCGTCTCTACGTTTCCAGACATAGCAAACTCTAGACCTTCGATAACTGCAGGTACGATCTCATCTTCCTTTATTTTGAATATCTCAGCCGATTTTATCTTCTCTAGAAGAGCTTCTTTCCCCATAGCCTGAACGAAGTCCGTGAGATCCGATTTCTCGGGTTGATCTTCAAAGCGAACAATCCTCACCGATTGAGCATATTTGACTACAGAATTTGCAACAATCTTGACGAAATCTCTTCCGTTTTGATCATTGTCCTCAAAGATGACAACCCTCTTTCCCGCCATATATGGGGCGTGGGCTTCTAGCCAGCTAGAGCATGACCCTGGAGTTGTTCCATAGACAATTCCCATTGGTCCAGCTTCCCATGAACCCATTCCATTTACGGTATCTGCGTCTTTTTCTCCCTCACATATGAAGATTATGTTGGCCGTAATGACGCCAGGTAGGCCGTACAGCGGTCGATCTACAGTTGGGGACTCATAGGTATACCCAGACTTTCCAGAAGGAGTCCTAAACCGGAAATCCTTTGGCTCTAGGCGAACCTTTTGGAAGAGAAGTTTCCCAGATGCATCAACATAGTCGTAAGTGCAGACCATTTGCTTTGCCGCATACTTTGCAACTATGCCAAGCTTCTTGAAGAGGCGTTCGGTAGCTTCCTGGCGGTCGCCCCCATTTAGTCTCTGATCAAGCTGAACCATTCCTCCAGATCCACAATGGGACCAGCACGTCCATAATCCACGATCCAGATTGAAAGCGAAATTCCTGTCATCCCCACCATGAATAGGGCATTTCATTCTCTGTTCTGGCCGAGTACCCATCTTCTGATCATGGAATATCTCTTCGGCGTATTTTCTAATTTGTTCAGGCGTAAACATTATCGGACTCCCTCATAATCTTTCCAGCGCTTCTCCATAACTTCTACGCTATGGAACACATGATCTTCCCACTCGATAAACTTCTTCACACTTCGTGAAGTCCTACCCATATTCCAATCATTCTTGAGGAGTCCATCGATAGCAGCATTCATCAAACTATGAGCTTGCTCTGTATCGCTCTCTGCAACTTTCAATGCATGACGGAAGCACGTGAGTCCTTTGTTCATCCTTCCTGGGGTTAGGCTATAGGTTTTGGGATTTCTCTTCGTCTTCTCGATGTAATAAGCGAACACATCTCGAACGATTTTTCGTTCGGGAGCTTTTAAGTCTGTGTCTGCGTGTGCGTCTGTAGGGGTGGAAACGGTGGAAAGTCCTTCATTGTCCGAGACAATTGGCTCTATCTTACTGATTTCACGTTTAGCCTCACGCTGTTTCTGTTTGTATTCCCGGAAGTATTCCCGACGAGCATCCTCATTGCGCATGGCGTTGTAATGAGAGAAATTGACGATAGTCCATCCCCAGTCACGATGATCATCGAGAGGAATCATCCTACGACCGTCCTCTGTCTCTGTACGACTTGCTGGATCAGGCCCGGTGAGTTTTGTTACCGCGTGTGATACTACATCAAATGGGACGTTAGTTCGCCGAGCAATAGCACCTATGGTCATGTCCACAACCCCATGACGATCAGCTAGGACAAGCAAATCCATAAAGACATGGCGCACCACGTGGTCATCGCTTATGGATGAATCGAATATCTGCTGGAAGACTTTAGAGTACATCAGGGTCCTCCTTGCCCATAGCATTATAGGGGGGAATATCAACCTGATCTGTTCTCATATCTACTTCAATATCCGAGAATGCCTCTTCTCGTTCTTTTTCTATTTTCCGAAGAGAGCACGATAGTGATATCGCAAATTCACACTCTAATGGGTTGATTGAAGTAGTTGCATATTCATTCAATATGCGAACGAGTTTCTTATTCTGTTCATAGCGTAACTTTATTACTGTATCCCCAAAACAGGGATGAGGCTCTGGATATTCCATAAATTTATCGTCCATGATGTATCCTAGAATGTCTTGCCCTGGTTGGCGGGAGGAGTTCCTGGGCTGGAACTGAACCTGTGGTAGTCAGGTACGGCGGAACTAGATGCTACCAACACCTAGTTCCATTCTCAGGGAGCTACCCAGAGTGCCATCGAATCTCCTGGAGGAAGACTCACTAAAACAGCTTACTACCGCACGCCGAACAATACAACAGCCCGGCGCAGGAATTCAAACCTCTGTAATGACAATTCCATGCACGTGGCGCATCAATTTCCGTTTCAAGTTATAAACCTCGGTCTTCATTCCCTTTACGTCGACGTAAACATAACCACCTTTCTCTTTGTCGAAGAACATGAAGTCTAGAATGTAGGTGCAGGCGCGCTCTCCATCCTGTTTAGGGATGATTTCGAACCGCACTTGCCGTTGAAGATCCCGTATTGCGCCGCACCGTTCAAGTAGTTCCAACTCAGCGCCGTACTTCGCCTCGCGCTTGCTGTCGTACTTAATGCCGGATGCGGTGACTACTTTCTTGTTTGAGTACTTGCGGTAGCTAGGAATTGTCATGCTTTCACCAATCGCATCGGAAGTTCGTCTTCTGCTAAGTCAATGCATCCTAGTAGTTTCATGCCTTCATTGATAATAGATTCTCCCTCCGCGCTCGATATCATATAACTCTTTCCATCATCGTAAGAATGGATGAAGGCCAATTCTCTCACTGCTCGATATAGCAACATGCGCAGTAGCTCGAGTTCGGATGTTATCGCTTCACCGGCCATTAGAATCCTCCTTTCCGCAGACATCCTGAAACTGATCTATGAGTTCCTTCATCTCCTTGAACTCCTCGATAGAGCAGTAATGTGTATCGTTCACTTTTATCCCCTCGATATTATCCGTGTTCTCTGGCAACTGGAAACCTGAACGGACAAGCCATGCAACGAACTCCTGGTGATTCATTATTCCCTCCCACTTTCCCAGATCTCATCGACTGGCTGCTCGGTTGCTTGCTCGGTGGGTTCTGCGGGTGCTGTCTGTGCATTGTCTCCCTTGAATCCGCACTCGCCAGCCTTCACCTTGTGCATGACCGCCTCCATAGGCTTCTTTCTGCCCTGTGGGATGGTGATGCTCATGTCCTCGGCAATGTCAGGAGATCCCCATACGCGGATACAATCCACGTCTTCCCGTCCGAACTTAGTCTTGGTTGGGTACCACGTAACTCTCTTGCCAACCCACTCACGAGGATTGTTTCCGAACATACGCTTGAGTGCGAACCCACATGTCTTGGGCATAACGTAGTCGAGCGGTCGTTCGGTAAATGATACGACCACCTTAGACTCTTTTCCTTTTTCACCTTGCAACTCCTCGATGTCGATATTCTTGATTGTTAGGGTTACTTTTCGGCCCTTGAATAGATCAGCCTTAAGGAACCTTCCTGGATACAGCTCGCTATATGTTTCAGGTAATGCCATCGTGATTCTCCTTTTCGTTTGTGCGAACGCGGTTCGCCTTCCCTACTCTTCCTCGCTTGAATCCATTGCCCAAGTCGGTAAGAGTAAATCTGTTTCAATCTCATGTTCGGCAGGCCAGTAGTTCGACTTCTCGCAATCATCAAGACGCGATACCAAGTTCATAAGCTCTTCTCGGCCCTGCAATAGGACATCTCTTGTTACCCGATAAACAGCGCTCTCATGTGGAGCCTTGCTATCAATGGCTCCGAGCACAACCTTTGGCTCCTTACCGGTCAAAAACTCGTAACCTTCAGCGTACAAGCCCATCTTTATGTGATATCCGAGCTGATATGCTTGTCCACCGAATTTGTAGCTATGGCAGTCTCGGGTTGTTTTCAGGTCAAAGATCGTGTGCGTATCTGGAATCAACTTGTCGATGCGCGCTTTGTACCGACGCCCCGTATGAGGATGTCTCCAGAACATGGAAACTTCAGTTGGACCCACTGCGGTCGAGTACTTGCTGATAGGCGAGTTCCTGAGTGCTCCAGAGGCCATATTAGAGGTTGATTCGTACTCGTCTGCTGTAAGTATCGTTCTACCCGCATTGGTAGCCTGGAACGCATCCCAAACCCCTCCACGACGAACCTTCTGCTCTGCTTCAAGTCCCCAGATCGCAATCTCACCTACGATGTTAGGCTCGAGCACCATCTTGTGCGTGATCGTTCCCAGTATCATGGTCGGTGTCGCAGGAGTGGGGTTATCCAGCTCATGCTTATACTTCATAGGAGACCTACGCATGTGGACTATCGAAGACCCGTTGAGCGCAGGAACCTTCTGATATTCCTCGAATGGTAAGTCGTAATAGAATCCCTCTAGTTCAGCCACTATGGTCCTCGATCCATGCCTGCTTACGCAATAGATGACCTTGATGCATCATTTCCTCGGTTGTATCGATAACCGCCTGATCTTCCGGCATATTCAAGCTCGACCAATCTGGATGCTTAGCGAGGTAGCGGTTCGAAGCCCTGAGGAAACTTTTCGCGGCTGATTGGGCAGTGAGGATTGACATTGCTCTCATCTGCTCACCTCATAAGTTACTTTGATACCAAGCTCCTTGATGACGCTCTCAGAAAGCTTAGTCCTGCTATCCAATATGTTGTATGCATGTTGGGTTGAAACCTTAGCTTCGGTAGCGAATTGCCTAACCGTATATCTCTCATTGAGATACAGAATAAGGTCTGAATAGGAAAATTCTTTCTTCTTTGCCATGAATAGATATTGCCACAACAACAACCGGTTGTCAAATATTTATTTCAAATACTGCTTGACTTATTCTTCCACCTATTCTATTGTTGAGGAACTGGAGAACGAACATGGATATCACACTGACCTTAGACTCTGCCTCAGCCGACATAAAGATTGCAGGCGGCCACGCAAAGAACCGCAACCTGGACGGCCAGAAACGCTGCCTAGACGCTGCGGCCACACGGATCGATGCGGTAGTCGATTATGCTATCAATCTCGGCATGGTGGTACCTTCTCGGGCTATGGAGCTCATGCTAGATTGCATGAATGGGTACGATGATTACCGTGATTCAGTAGAGATGCTGACCGGATTCAACAACATCCCACATACCGATGCAGAATCAATAGCATATTGGAAGTCGATTGAAGGACTTCCAAACGCAGAAAGCTTAGGGCTAATCTAATGATTCTAGAAATAATTGAAGAACAGCCAGCAGAGACGATTTGCGACTATTGCGATGATAGTCAGGGTCCTTGGTATTACCACAAGGAAGATATCAACTGCTATACATGCACGATATGTGAGGATTGCGCCTATAAAGTTATAGGAGACAAATTGGAGGACCCTGATGCGTGAATGGATTTGTAGCTGGTTTCGCCACAAACTCCGTACCGTGCAGACATTTCCGAACGGGAGTCATAAGCAGTATTGCTCACGATGCAAAGGCTATTTCATCTTCAATAGTGAATATGAAGTATTTGTACCTTGGAACGCTATTGTCGAGGATCACTATACCGAGGTTACGGGGGCGAGGACTATTTTATGACAGTCGAGATGGGCATACAGCATTTGAATCTCAATCCGCAGGTATATCAAGAGTTCTGGCTTGCTGAAGCGAATAATGGCATAAAAACTTTCACCGTGGACAACGTAGAGGATATGCCATTCGTAAGCCTAGAGACGTGCCAAGCTAGTTGTGATAGGTGGCATAAGGAGTTCCCGCATATCCATTACAAACCGGTACGCTACGTTAGATTCGAAGAAAAGAGAGTGAATTAAGTGGATATCAGACAAGCAAAGAGAATAGTTCTCACAAAGTACCCCAAGGCATTCGTCCAATCATTCAGCGGACTACATCTGGTCGATGGAGTAGAAGGTATTGCATTGTCGGACTCGCGTAAATACAACAATGACCTAAATGAAGCTCATTGGGTTGAGGCTGCCAAGCGCATAATGGAGCAAGAGGTTACTCGATGACACGAAATGAGATCGCTCAAATAATCTTTGTCGAGGCCATGAAGCAGAAAGTTTGCTGTTATGGGGCCTTTAGCGATGAAGATTACAAAGGAGTTGGATTGGATGGGACATTTGATCTTTTGGCAATCGCTGACAAGATCTTATCTGTATTGGAGGTACCACAATGTCAT